GCACGATAATAGGACAAAAAGCAGCAGATGGTTTTACCACAGGAGCCAACTGTCTAATACTTGGACATGATGCAACTGCCAGTGCTGTAGGTGTAGATAACGAAATAACTTTAGGTGATACAGCAATTACCAAATTCAGGATACCTGGTATTAACTTTACGGTTAAAGACACTACTGCTACTGAAGACTACGTTCTAACAGTTGACGCTAACGGTGAAGCTGGATGGGAAGCAGCTGGAGGCGGTGGTGCTACAGGAGCTGGTGGTGATTCTATATTTTGGGAAAACGGACAAACAGTGACAACTAATTACACAATAACTAACAACACAAATGCAGGTACTTTTGGTCCTGTAACTATCAACTCTGGTGTCACCGTAACGGTTGGTGCTGGTGAAACTTGGACGGTGATTTAATTATGGCAGTAACAATTAACGGTAATGGAACGGTAACAGGATTAAGTAACGAAATAACTAATGTTGTATTAGAAGAGTTCTTTTATCCTTGTAATGGAGAGACTGTTACAACTTCGGCTGGAAATATAACCCTCCCAAACGTAACAGACAAGCAGGTTGCAACTGATAGCTATGCTGACGTAACTGGCAGCACTATCGCATATACACCACCAGCAGATACAAAGACAGTGGTATATAAATTCCACTTTCAGTGTAGTAGAGAGGGTGCTACTGATCTCCATATAGCTAATTTTAAATTCTTTGTAGATAGTGATGAAGTTGTACATAGCCGTACAGAAATAACTGGTGAAGATATCCTTCAGTTAGTTACCTTTGAGTGGCCTGTTAGGATTGGCGGTACTGCTAATACAGATACAGGTAGAGTAGCCAGCTGGTCTTCAAATAAAACATTAAAAATGCAATTTAGAGAATATTCGAGTAGTTATCCTATACACATACATAAAACTTACTGGTGGGATGGTAGTGAGAATCAGCAGCTATCCGTACCACGTATAGGAATCACAGCTTTATCAATATGAGTGCAATTAAATTAATACCCACGAGTGGTGGAGGTTCAGTTTCTTTAGCTCCTCCAAACTCGACAAGTGGAGCTGATGTAACTTTTACATTACCTAGTACTTCACAAAGTTTTGGTAAGATTCTTCAAGTAGTCCAAACAGTAAAGACAGATACGGCATCTCTAACTGCTGTTTATAGCAGCCCTGCAGACTGGGGACTTTCTTGTTCGATTACTCCTGCTTCTACATCAAGTAAAATATTAGTTACTTGTAATATGATACTTGGAGGTACAAGTATGTATGGTTTATACACTTACTTAGTAAGAGATTCTACGCAACTAATGTTAGGCGATTCTGCTGGAAATAGACCTAGAGTTACTAAAAACATTACTGATTATCATGATGGTAATGTTGAATACTATAAGTCTGTTGATGTGGATATTAGCTATTTAGATTCACCAAGTACAACTTCTTCTGTTACTTATAAAGTTCAAGGTGCTGTCTGGGGAGGTAGTGAGACCGTATATTTAAACCGTAATGGTATAGATGCAAATAATTCAGAATTTGATGGTCGAAGTGCATCAACAATAACTCTTATGGAGGTAGCCGCATGAGTACATTAGCTACAACAAATATAAAACATGCCTCCTCTAGTTCAAATAATATTGTTCTTAACTCAGATGGTAGTACAACCGTATCTAATCTAAGTGGTGGAGGTAAGATTCTTCAAGTTCTTTCAACAACTAAAAGTGATACAGCATCAACATCCGCTACTAGCTTTACAGATATAGGTATATCTCAAGCAATAACACCAAGTTCTAGTAGTAGTAAGATTTTGATTAGTTATAATCTTTTTCTAAGTCATACTCAAAGCAATACATCGCATATAAATCTTGTTCGAGGAAGTACTAATATTGCTCAACCAGCCAATACCTCTGGTAGCGCACCAGCTACAACAAGTGTATATATAGGAGGCTTGCTTATGATTCAACATAATATGTCTTATTTAGATAGTCCTAGTACTACAAGTGCGACTACATATAAACTTCAATGGCATACTGACGCTCATACAATCTATTTGAATAGATGGCAAGGAAACGATAATTATCACGGTATTAGTACTCTTACATTGATGGAGGTAGCCGCATAATGGCACTAGATCACGAAGCAATTTACAAAGCATATTCAAGTGTTGTCCGTGTTGATGACAGCCAAGGTGCTTTTGACAAAGATGGTAATAAAGTTACCCTCGTACAATCGAATATAGATACAGCTCGAACAGAGCTTAATACGGCTGCTGCTGCAGTTAAATATAAATCAGATAGACAAGGTAATCCTAGAATAGGAACAGGTGATACTGTTTATTTACCAATAGGAGAGCAACTTGATTTACTCTATAAAGACATAGTAGCTGGAACAGTTACGACAAGTGGAGGATTTGCTTCTGCAATAAAAGCCACAAAAGATAAATACCCTAAACCATCCTAATGGAAAAATTACAAGAAAAAGCTCAGAAACTAATTGAAGAAAGAAATCAAATCTCAGTTAGATTCAATGAAATTAATGGTGCTCTTAATGTACTAAACGAACTAGCACAAGAAGAAAACCCTACAGAGGAGGCTAATGGCGGAACGAACGACTGATGAAGTAGCACAAATCTACAATGCATCAAAAGATAGTGTTACTTTAATTAATAGTATAGCTGCTCAATCAACTATTACTGATGAGGATAAGGCTACTCTTAAGCGTAATGTCGATCATCTTGAGATCATCAAGGTATACAAAAAAGAAGACGGTACAACAAGTATCTGGGGAAGTGAAGATTTCTCCACGCATGATGCAGCAGTTACTTTAGGTAAATCTAAGTATTAAAATATACTTACCTAGAGCAACATTACCAAAACCTGATGCTCTTTACTTCAGACCTCCTACATCTCGGATACCGTCGTATAAACCTATGGTTATACCTCCGAGTGATTTGGAGGCACCTGAAGACGTTAAACAGGAATCTACAGAACAAGTAGAGCAACCTAAGTTACAGATACCTGTTATAGATATACAGATGCCACTACCTGAACCTGCGGTAGTGATCACTGCTGTTACTACTGCTGTAGTAGCGGTAGCAACAACATCTATTACTTCATCTTTATTCGAACCTATTAAAAAGAAAGTTCAAAAACAACTACAAGCTAAAGTCAACAAATGGAAGGAACAGCGGAAGAAAAAAAAGGATTCCTCGGAAAGCTGAAAGATGCTGCAGAGGACCAAGAACACCAAATCCAAATCTTAGGTACATTTGTCCGTCTTGGAGTTGTGGTTTGGAGCGGATTTATCATTACGTTAAACTACGTAGAAATACCTATGATTAAGAAAAGTCCAGGTGGGGACATAACTTTTCCTGCCAGTGTCTTCACTGGAGCCCTAGCAACATTCGGCTTGACTACTGGTAGTAATGGTAGTAATAAAAAGGATAAACCAAAACAATGAAAAAATGGCTAGTACTCTTAGCACTGTTATCCCCCTCGGTAGCGAGAGCAGAATTAGTAACCCCAAACTTCACCCAGGGTTCGATGAACAGTACAACTACAACAACTCAAGAGATCGTAGAAGAAATTACTACGACCACTTATGGGTCTGCATTAAACAAATGGACTGGGGAAAATATAACCCATACATCAGCCTCCTCAGGAGGTATAGCCGACTCAGATTCAATATTCACTCTACATACAGCTGGAGATCCATTCGAGCTAGAAATAGTAACAAGAGCAGCCAGTCAGGTATTATCCGTAGAAGTAATAGACAGAGAAATAGACGTCTCCTCTACTACGGTCTCCTTATCAGTCTTCTCTCAATAGCACCTGTTAAAGCAGAGGAGGAGAACAATAATGTCTCTAATCCAGTAGCAGCTGCAACAGGAAATGTAACTAACCAGGCGGTGCAATTCCAGAATAATGGAGCACCATCTAGACAGCATTATGGCCCTAACATCTCATGTAATGGGTCTACTATGACATTCTCCCCATTCTATATGGGAAATCACACTAAACCTTGGGATATAGATGAAGGTGTGATGGAACCTTCTAGTTATACAATGGCTGAGAACTGGGGAGGTCAGATTAACTTCATGATCCCCTTAGATCGAGAAGGTCTACGTAGATGCCGTAGCATAGCTGCTAGGCAAGAAGAGAAGATGAGATTAGACTATGAGCTAGTTCGTACTCTCAAATGTGCAGAGTTACAAACTAAAGGGTTCATGTTGAAACCTGGCTCAAGAGTAGAAAGCATGTGTAGTGATGTTATTGCTATATCTGCTTATATTAAATCAACACAACCACCCAAAGAAGATACAAAATCTTGGAACATCAACCCATTCAAAAAGAAAAAATGATCGTACTTATCAAGCCCATCCTCATGGCATTCCTCAGTTCATCTGCAGTAAAGGAGTTGGTTATACAACTACTTGAAGCATATGCAAACTCAACAGATAATACCATTGATGATAAGGCAGTAGACTTGATTAAGAAGAACTTATTCCCAGGAACTAAAGAATAATGAAGAAAGCCACAGAAGACCAGTTTAACGAATTACATAGCCTCGTCACAGAAGAATTTCTATCACGGGTCAGAAGTGGCACAGCTTCTACTCAAGATTTAAAAGCAGCATGTGAATGGCTTAAAACAAATGATATTAGTGGAATAGCTTACGATGGAAACCCATTAGATAAGTTAGCTAATATCTTACCTAAAGTAGACCCTGACCTAGTAAACCAAAGGATGTATGGCAAAATCATCAACTGAAACATATCGTACAAATGCTAAGGCGAGAGCCAAGCATAATAAAGACAACGGTAAAGGTGGTAAGTATGCCCATACTAATGAGTATAAAAAGAAGCATTACCGTGAAAGGAAAAGACTTGGTTTAAAGGTAGGCGATAAACGTGATGCATCCAAGCAATCTAACGGATCGTACAAAGCCGAAAGTCTTAAAATAAACAGGGGTCGTAAATAATACATGACCCCACTGCTACCAACCCCTAACCATTATTTATACAATCTAATAACCATGACAAGTCCTG